TAAGGGGTAAACTGTTCCGAAGAACTACTATTAACTTTGGTGTTAGTAGTACCATCAAATAAGTACTTAAGTATTTATCTTCGGTCTTGGGTAAAGTCCCTTTTGGGGTTGCTTTACTTAATTCCTTGTTCTCTCGAGAATAAGGTTCTATTAGTTACACTATTTAATTATTAAACAATCACCTTATTATTATACCTTTTCAGATAGTAATAAGGATTCAAAGTCAGGTTAAAGTAACCTTCCTTTTATCTTACCCAAGATAGGGAACTACATTTAACTGTAGAAAACTTTCTTTGGATTAGAATCTAATTGTTAAATAGTTAATATCTAATATAAAATCCACTTTAAATCAAATATGAAAAATTTACATATAAAAGTTTTAAAAAGACTTTTATTGTTATTATTTCCTCATATTGAGTTAAAATTCTTTAGACCTTTTGTTTCTAATTTATTTAAATGAATTAAAGACTGAGGTATAATCTATACTATTAAATATTATAAACAAATGCGTTTACATTGTACAAGGTACATATGTGGACAGCCTTTGCTTACTAATACTATGAGTATAGGATTAACTAAAGATGGATGACCAAAAAAGCTTTTATTTCTTAAGTCTCTTGCTGATAGTGGTATAACCTCAAATTTAAAATTTGTTTTAACAATTTTAAATTTTAGTAGATCATTTATCCTTAATAAGGATGAATGAAATAAGGTTATTCCTAACTTTTCCAGTATAACTGATCCCCCAAAAGGGAATTATATTATACCTGGTGGGTTTATTAACAAGTTTGTTAAGAAACATTCATTGAAACGAAAACCACCTGTCTTCACCAAGAAATTATTATATTTATCAATGAAAGCTGGTCCTGATGGACCTGCTACATTGACATCTTATCATAACTTATTACAATATAGTTATGAAGAGATGCAAAATATTTTTAATATTACTGATGAAGCTGGGGCGGATTTCTTTTCTAAATCCTACAAGTATGCATGGGATAATAACTTATATGCCAAAAAGTCTAAGACTAATGGTGTTTTAAGTTATGTTAAAGATCCTGAAGCAAAATTGAGAATAATAGCCATTTCTGACTATTATACTCAGTTGTTTTTAAAACCAATCCATAACATAATTTTGTTTATGTTAAGAGGAAGTTTTAATACTTGCGACAGAACCTTTACTCAAGATCCAATGCATAGATGGAAGGAAAATGAACACTCGTTTTGATCCTTAGATTTGTCAAGTGCAACTGATCGATTTCCTATTGATTTACAACGTCGA